ACTCACAGTTGGAGAGGATTACGGACATACTACATTTGAAAATAGAAAATTTGGATTAAATGTAGATAGAGACAATAAAGTTGCAATAGGAACAGATAGACCTTTTGGTAGTAGCAGAGTCAATGATCTTGATGTAAGACATGGATCTGCAATTTTTGCAGGGGTTGGAGTTGGTAAAACTCAAGCGACTGCTGCTGTTGATTTTGCAAATGCAGGTAGATCACACAATGATGTTGCTCTCAAAACTTCTGAACAAAATAGAATGTATATGTATCCTCCAAAAGTTACTAACACAGAGAGAGGTAATTTGGTTGGAGTCACAGCAGGGGCAATGGTTTACAATACATCCACTAATAAACTACAGGTTTATAATGGTTCAGCATGGCAGGACTGTAACTAGGTCAAAATTGAGAAATCTATACATACCTTTGTATGGATTGTAAGGCAGACAGTATATTCTTTAAGAGACAGTAGCGAAAGCGTCACACATGACCCCATGAGGGTCATTTTTTTGCTATAATAGTTGTATCTAAGATATTAGTATGCAACTCAGACCACACCAATTAGAAGGATTAGAAGCAATGAAGACTCACAGCAAGGGTCAGATCATTGTACCCACAGGTGGTGGAAAAACAATGTGCATGATAGAAGATGTGAGGAGACTCTTTGCACAGGACAGTTTACCAAAGACTGTTGTAGTTGTCGCACCACGCATCCTACTAGCAAATCAGTTATCCTCTGAGTTCTTGGAGTTCATCACAGATGCAGATGTAATTCATGTACATAGTGGAGAGACACATCACAAGAGTACAACAAAGACAGATGAACTTGAGTACTGGTATCACAATAGCACAGAGAATCTATTAATATTCACAACATATCATTCATTACACAGGATACAAGACTCACTTGATATTGAAGTAGATGCAATATACTTTGATGAAGCACACAACTCAGTACAGAAGAACTTCTTCCCTGCTACTGAACATTTCTCAAACAATGCTAAAAGATGCTACTACTTCACAGCAACTCCAAAGCACAGTTTAACTCCTCAGAAAGCAGGAATGAACTGGAAAGAAGTCTATGGGGATGTGATCTGCCAAGTTCCTGCACCAAAGTTGGTCAGAGACGGACACATACTACCTCCAAAGGTTGAAGTCTATAAGTCAAGAATCTTGGCGAAAGATGAGTTGGTTGCTGATCGTGATTGTGAGCAGATGGTACAGTCCATAGATAATATTCAGAAGAGCAAAGTATTGATTTGTGCAAAGTCCACAAAGCAAATCATCACATTACTATCTCAGACAGACTTCATTGACGAACTTGCATACAGAGGTTATTCTTGGATGACGATTACAAGTCGTACAGGGGCGATTGTTGATGGAGAGAAAGTATCCAGAGAGGACTTTTTCAATACACTTAATGCGTGGGGCAGAGATCCAGACAAGAAGTTTGTTGTACTACATCACAACATACTATCAGAGGGTATCAATGTTCATGGACTTGAAGCAGTATTGTTTATGAGATCTATGGATTACATTACTATCAGTCAGACGATTGGTAGAGTGATACGCAAAGGGGCAAAAGACAAAGTTTATGGTATGATATGTGTACCAGTATATTCTAAAGTGGGCATCACAACCGCCAGAAAGGTTGAAGCAGTAGTCGATACTATCTTTAACAAAGGCGAAGCAGCAACAGTTACAGTTACAAGATGAGAGACACAATTCTATTTGGAGATTGTCGAGAGACACTCAAAGAATTTGATGAAAAGGCGAGGATGTGTGTAACATCCCCTCCTTACTATGGTTTGCGTGACTATGGTGGAGAGGAGAATCAAATCGGACAGGAGCAAACACCTGACGAATTTATAGATCAATTAGTAAACGTATTTAAGGAGGTTCGCAATGTGCTTACAGATGATGGAACTTGTTGGGTTAATCTTGGGGATAGTTACTATAATTACAGACCTGGAAAAGGACAAGGATTGGTTAAGCAAACAGTCTCTAATACAAAGCAAGACTTACCAGATGTGTGTCCTCGTAGAGGAAATAGAATCGAAGGACTCAAAGAAAAAGATCTTATTGGAATCCCATGGCTCTTTGCCTTCGCAATGAGAAATGATGGATGGTATCTTAGACAGGATATAATCTGGCATAAACCAAATCCCATGCCTGAGAGTGTAAGAGATAGATGCACCAAAGCACACGAATATATATTTTTGTTTAGTAAAAATAAAAAATACTACTACGATAATGAAGCAATCAAAGAACCCGCAAAAGATTGGGGAACAAGAGACAGAACAAAAGGAAAATATCATAACGAAGGAACAGGACTACAACCACATAGCGGACTTACAAAAAGTTATCCAACAAAGAATAAACGATCTGTCTGGTCAGTAACTAATAAACCATATCGTGAAGCACATTTTGCTACTTACCCACCTGACTTGATTGAACCTTGCATACTAGCAGGGAGTGAAATGGGAGACATAGTATTAGATCCATTTATGGGATCGGGAACTACAGCAGCAGTAGCAAAGGCACTTGGTAGAGATTACATAGGATGTGAACTACATGAAGACTATGGTAACTTAATTCAGAAGAGAGTGGAAGATTATGTACCAGTTAAAGAACCGACACAAGAACCTTGCATTAACATCTTAGATATTATATAATATAAGAGTAAACAAAGGGGAGCATTATGAAGTGCAAAGTTGAATTGTATGTCGCAGGTAAAGTTTTCAATGAATCTGTATATGCTCGTGATTATGCTGAAGCAGAGAGAGTTGCACTTGCAAGAAATCCAAATGCTACAGTTGTTAGTGTTAATGCTGATTTCTTTGAAAATGATAATTACTAATATACATACAAAAAGAATTAAAAAAGGAGGAGAAAAATGCACGATCAAAACTCAATAGACAAAGATGAAACGTCTGCTGAAAAATATCAGCGAGCATTGGATTTATTTACTGAGTCAGTAATGAAACCTGATCCTGATTTGCGTGGTTGTGCATATAATCAAGGTTGTTATGATGACCTGATGGAAATAAGAAAACACGTTTTAGAATATCTTAAAACATTGAAAGAAGTTACACATCACACCTATGCAGATGAGAGTGACGAATTAGAGACAGCAAAATTAATTGAAGTAAAAGACAAGATTGCAGTTGAGACAAAACCTTATACAAAGTGGCGATAGATGAGTGACGTTCATTACAAGAAACACGTTGTCTTTCGTGAGACAGAGGATGTTATATTCTATGATATAAGTGTTGAGGAGTCAAATGCTTCTGATCTTGTAGTTCATAGTGGAGCAGCATTATCTCCACCAAATGATTGTGTAGGAGCAAAGCAATTCTACATTCATAGTTTTCAAGATGATTATAATAGAGTAGTATCAGGACACAGAACCTTTGAACTTGTAAATTATGAATGGAAGTATCCATATCATATCGTGAACTTGAATGTTCACAATGGTGCATTATTCATAC